TTATTGCCATATAGACAGCAGCTCGGAATCTGCTATATTTGGATTGTCGTTTATAGCAGATTCCGAGCGCCATTTTTTGGCATACAAGCTTTGACCTGCATTAAAAAGATTTAATTCGATCAAATCTGATAATTCAGACAGCTCCGTTGCATCTAAAAGGTAAAATCGGTTATCCGCGGCCCGCCACTCCGGAAGGAAAAAAATAAGTTGCTTACTGTAAAGAGTTAATGTTTTTTGAATATTCTCTAAATAGGTTTTACCTGAGTCCCAAGTGATCCCCTTGTAGTCAACTGTACCTCTATAAGAACCAAGTTTGGAATGAAAAGTCTGACTATTTCTCTCCAACAAAGCTTCTTTTTTGCGCTCTTGATTGATTATCCAACCGGAATCCGTATATTTTTGATACTCTACTAAATTTTCGTTCGAATCTTTTAGCGGTTCGTCTTCCGTTTCCGTCTCTGGATCTATTTTATCTTCCCAGCTTAGCAGGACTCTTTCGTCGCCAGTTGTTTTGTTATATACTTTTTTAGGGACAAAATCTTGCGCCACTCCGTCTTTAATCACTGCAGCAAACGTTTCCCCGATTTGTGGATTGTAGTGGTGTGAATACACAATCTCGTGCTGGTCTGGTTTAAAATTTCCCCATGCTTCTTTGCCTGTAAGTTCGTTTGGATCCGTGTTGATCCAGATGACTTGTTTATTTGATTTTTCTAATATATAATTCATTATGCTACCCTTACTTTGTACTTCACCGCAATGTATGCGGGGGTGGATTCGCTTCCCACTCGTGGTGTTCCGTTGGCGCCATTTGCATTAGGGCCGTAAAGGGCAATACTAACGTAAAAAGTTCCAGTAGTCCCAGAGTTAAACCAATTTCCTCCAGCACCTCCACCAATACCTAACACGTTGTTATAAGTAATGGCGTGAGCGTGATCAGGGATTTGATCTTGTCCGGCATACCCAACGGCACCACCGTCGTAGTTTCCACCGGCCATTTTATTTCTAGTTCCGTGTACCCCGGCGCCTCGTGCAAAGATCCCACGTCGATCCGGAACATTATACGTAGTCGACCCATCTCCAAAACCGTATTCTACATTTATAATCATCTCTCCCGTTTGAGAAGAGGTTAGATCTAAAATAGAACCAGTGGCGGTAGAAGAAATTTGAAAGTCATTTGTCGTCGGGTTACGTACATAATAATTAACTAATGCACTAACTCCTCCCCCTGTAAAAGAAAACTTTACCAATTGACCTTCAATACATCCGTGATTTGTACAATTGATCCGATCCGTTGCGGGAACGATTCCGGTAATAGACCTTTTAACTAAATTCCAAAGCATACCAAAGGAAACTCTAGAGATAGATTGGGCGTTTGCATAGACAAAGTTGGAACCCGCCAACTGGTCAAAATTGTCCTCAACAATTCCTCCGATGGGGATCAAAAGCGAGTTTATGAGATTTGTTAAAGTTGTAATAGAACTTGTGTTTGTATCAATACCAGATTTTAGAAAAGCGTCATTATCCAAAAGTCTTTGGAATTCTGTTTGCAAGAGAAGACCGTCGCGAGGTGTCGTTCTATCCCACATACGTGAAAGAGTGTTATTGTAACTCATTATTCTAACTCCTTGAAATGTTTCATATATAGCGTAATTCCGATTGTTGCTTTAGAAATTTTATCATAAGCCTCTGACAAAATTTCGGCATTAAGTATTCCAATATCAATCTCAAGAGCGGCGGGGCGGACTTTAGTAGGATCTAAAAAATCTAAACCGTCAAGCGTTCCGTTTCCATCGAAGAAAAGTTCATTTGAAACTCGCATAGCAGGCTCAAATAATCCGGTTCCGTTTAAAGCGTCAGATCCATCGAAAGTCTCCCATTCAAATTGAACTGGATAGCACATTTCTCGCACGATCGGGTCGTCTGAATATTCTTCTAACAATCCTTTCAGCGCAGGAATCGAAATGAATTGATTGATTTGAGAGTTGGGAATTTTTTTCGAAATGCCTCATCTGAAAGTCCAAGACGTTCAACGCCAAAAGTCTTTCCGATTTTATCCAACTGAATTCCAACTTGTTTTTCGAGATCATAAAAAGGAATTATAACCTCTTCAAGTTCGTTCGATTCTTTCGCAACAAGGCTCCAAAGTTTGGCGGCTCCTGATTCTGGATCTTTTCGATAGATGCTCCCAGGTAGTTTTTCAACGAAAGCAAGGTGATCCATCAATGAATGACCACCTGAATACTTGCCGTTATAATCTTCGCTACCTGCGCGGCCTGAACGGATACCATATTACTATTGATCGCACCGACGCTTGATCCAAGTTGGATCAATAGATTCTCAATTCCGGTTATGTTTCCGATTGCTGAATATATCGGAAAGGCGACAACGTTTTTTCCGGTTCCAAGGCCTTTGTAAACGTAGTTGACTCCTGAAACCGTATCGATACCTCCGATCGTTCGGACGATTGCAGTTTTGATAAACGACGTGCTGTTATTATCAAAAGAACCATTCTTCCAGATTTCAACTTTTGCAAAAATGGCAAGATCCGAAGGACGATCGAAGTATATTAGATTGTCATCAACTGTTTCTTGAATCGATCCGACTAATCTGATTGCTGCCGGTTTGTATTTGTAAATTAAATTCGAAACCAGACTGTTTGAACCACCGTCAACTATAAATCGCATCGAGTTTCCAGGCATGTCATCGACCGCAACATTCAATTTGTTTTCTCGAATTGAACAGCTTACGACGGAAGGTTCATTCTCAATCTGAGCTTTTATATATGCAAGAGCTCCAGAATTTTTCTCAGTCGTGACGAGTTCAAGGTATCGCGTAAATAATTCTGGATCTGTTTCTCGTTCTGAGCCTCCTGAACTCGATTCGGAATTCGTAACGGAAGAAAACGAAGAGCTTGGATTAACAAAAACCGTCAATGAATTCGGAGCTACTCTTTGAGTCAATCCAGGGTGAACCGCTTCAAACTGAACACTTGCGAAACCGGATTGTATTACCTTTTCTTCGATTGCACGATATTGAATGCCCTTTGAAGTACCGACAAGAAGTCCTATCGAAACAGCCTCGTATTCAATCCCATGTATCACAAGATTGACTTTTTCTGTTTGAGCTTCTTTCGTTTGATTCCTTTTAAACGAACCAAACGATCAAGAGAAATACCTGTCGCAGTTTCGAGATAGGATTCGTTGTAATTGGATTCGACGGCTTGCCATATTTCGGAATAAGAACGAGAAACCAGCTCGATAAACATTCCAAGCGGCGCATACGCAGATACATCCTCATCCGGTCCGAAGCAAATTGGATCTTGTGCAAGTGAAATCAAATCCGCTTTAATTTGCTCTTGCTCTTTAATCACGAAACCGATCGCTGTTGCACCGTAGTTACTCATATTTCTCCTTTCAAAGCTCCATAGGTCGACGTGAGAACGTAACGAATGATCGCGGTTCGAAGAGACTTTTCGTATTGAATTGCTTTCTCTTCGGTATCGATAAAAATCACTTCAACGGATTCGACCGATACGACTTCAGGATCTTTCCTCAATTCGGATCGCACCAAAGACTCGACGTCTTTTACAATCGGATTTCTTCGAATCACGTTATCCCAAGCGAATCCAATTTGCTTATCATACTCCCATTCACCTTTCCAAAGTCGAAACCGGATTTCCAATCTCTGTTTTAAACAGTCCGGTCCGGAAATTTTAACAAGCTTTAAGTCTCTGTCTTGAATCAGAAAAGTATTCAT